ATAAAGCCACACAGCATATGCATTTGCTTGTCACAAGGTACTTTGCACACGATACAGAACTGGCTTAAGAAAGCGTTTACTTTAACTATTAGCTTTTCCATTATGCTGGCAATGATTCTTTGTAAGCTGCTACAACTTCGTCTGTCCATGCTGCATTAGCAATCGCCACTACGTTAGCAGGTACGTCTGTTAAGTCACTCGCTGGGGCTAATCCTGTTCTATGATAAGATTGTGATAATTGAATACCGTCTTCCATAATGCGAGTTACTTCACGATATTGGATAATACCGTTCTCAGTTACTGTGATTTGGTCTATTACTTTTTCTTTAGTTAATGCCATTTGTGTTTCTCCTTTGTGTCCGACTACACTAATATGGTGTAGTTAAGTTGTTTGGTAAGTAAGGCTAAAATATACAGCTGCAGCTGTATCCATGTCTAACTGTGCTACTGCTCCTGTACCTACAGTTTGACCGTAAAGTAACACTAGCGCATTGTTATTAGGTGCTATACCCATTGGTACTGTTGATGCAGGCATTGTCATATTGCTAAACTCTACAGGACATACATATTCTACGTTTGCATTTATATTTGCTGGCGTAAAAGGTAGAATGCCAATAACCACCTTTCCTGTTGCAGTTGTTGCTGACCAAACACAAGCAACGGTAACAGTTACCAATCTTCCTATTTTTGTGTATGTACCTACTTGGACTGTATATGTCCCTGTTCCAGCAGTTGAAGTACCCCGTACAGTTGGTGTCCAAGTACCTTCCTCATAGTCATCTAGCGTATTAGCATTTGTACTAGCACTCTGTGTAGCTGGGAATGTGATACCTGCGCCTGATGTAGATGGGGTTGCGTTGCCTACACCGATAGTGTTAAGTGTTCTAAGTCCACCGGCTGCGTTTATTGACATTTGGTCAGCACCACCACGAGTTCCGACAACAAATCCATCTGAAAGTAAAATTAAACCGCTACTAGCGTCTGTGTACATTCCTGTTGTGCCAGCGCCAGCAGCTGTAAATGTTCCTGCTCCTATTGTAAGTTTACTTGTAGGACTAGCAGTGCCAATCCCCACGTTACCTGCGGAGTCAATACGCATACGTTCTGTAGCACTAGACCCAGTTAGCATACGAATGCCTGCACCAATTATATCCATAGTGGAATAACTAGCTAATGTAGTATCTGTACTTGCAATTACACACCCATTCCCTGTAGCTCTAGTTGTTACGCTAAATGCATCTCCACCAGTAGTTCTAGCAATTATTACGGGGAAGGTTGGAGCAGAATTTAAAAGTGTAAGTGTGCCTACCGTTGAACTAGAATTACTAGCACTAATAGTAGTAGCAGCCACAGTAGATGGAGTTGTAGCACCTAGAGTACCGTTGAGTGCTGTGCCGGTGATAGTGCCACCGTTGATGGTAGCAGATGTGATTGTTAAGGCAGCAGCAGTATTACCTGACTGCAATTTGTCTGTGTTTAGGTTTACAAAGTTATCATCAACCTCGTTGTGGGTGAGAGCCGACCCCTTACCTGCTCTGGTTACAATGGTACTCATAACTTACCCCTAGCTTAATGTAACTGAAAGACTGCCTGATGCTACCTTAAATATATCGCCTACATCAATTGCTTTAGATACTGTCAAAGGTGAATGGTACAAAAGATTGCCGGCAGTTAATGCGTCACGTATGCCAACAAAAGCCACAGTACCCCATGAAACTGTACATTGTGGGAATGATATGTCTGCGCTTGATACGCTTACACCGTTAGATGGTGCGCCCATAGTGATGGCTTGACGAGCATAAGAGCCACCAGATACTTCTGTACCTGTGTCGGCATCAGTAGGATCTGTAGTATATAAAGCTAAATAAACTGTTGTTGGTGTTGTGTAGGCTGTATTGCGTAGCGTTACATTAATTAAAGCATTTTCTAGGTAATTGGACATTTCTGACATGATTTTTCCTTTATCGTGTTGCTATTGAGATTGAAATTGGTGAGCCTGAGTATTCGCCTTGGTCATCTGATACAGTTAAAGCACTTAAACCACGGTCATACAATGTAGCCCATGTTTGTAAACGTGAGTCGTTCATAATGTATGGTTCTGCCTCACCAAGTGCAGCATAAAGTAATAAGTCTGGGCATACGCTTAAAAATACGTTTGTTATTACTGCGTTACTTAATGGTTCTGGTTTTGCGTAGTAGAGCATACTCAACGTATAGGCGCTATCTGGTACTGGTGCAAACTGAAACTCTAGTGCAAGCACGGTATATTGTTTTGGTAGTCCAGAGTCTGAAGTACGAGCATTGCGGAATAATGAACTAGGAGATAAGTACTCAAGCACCATAGTTGGATTTGTTTGTAAGTGTAGATCACGTATTTGCAAGAAATCAGTCGGTAACTCTACCGTTGCATCGCCAGCCACAGTAACAGTCGTTACTACCTTTAACATTTGACGAATACGCAATTCACGTTGCAAACGTAACTCACCAAGCCTGATAAAGTCAGGAATCATTGCTGTTAAGTCGCTACGAGCTAAGTAACTAGCAATAGTAGTCTGTAATTCTGCGTATGTAGTCAATGCCATTATATCCTACCTGCCCTTGTGCGAAATGCCCTGTTATCAGGGTCGTTTAACCATGCGTTAAATCTTTTCTTGTCTATTACTGCAAAGCCTCGTGTGATGCCTTGCTTTTCTAATTCTGCGAAAACTGTGAGCGGTATAGATGCTACCTTGTTGCCGAATGCATCCTCACTCCATCTTTTACGTTCGTCTTGAGCAGCGTACTCACGCTTGTTCATCTCAAGGATGCCAGTTATGTCTTGGCTCTTAGCAATGATTAGCTCATCACCGTTATCTATGAATGATGTATCTGTAATGCCGTTGGATATTATATTGCTCATAAGACCTCATAATGGGGGAGAGTTTCCCCTCCCCACATATCTAACTAACTACTAGGTAAGATCGGCAATAATTCCATGAGCTGCTTCGTTCTTAACTTCTAATGTGTACTCTACCAATAGTTGAGTTACATCAGCATCGCCAGTTTTGGCTAGCTCATTAGTTTGGAATGGGCGCAAGTAAGCTACTGAAGCCATTTCTGGGTCTAGTAAGAATGCTACGTCATCATTGTCTGAGTTAGGAATGAAACGGTTAGGTACGATAGAGATAGTACCAAAGTCTGAAACAAACACGTCAGCAGCAGCGATGATAGATGCTTGTACGTTGCTTGGGATATCTTTGTAACGTGTAGCGATACCGGCAAATGTAGATGCAACTACTTTTTGAGCTGGAGTTACCATCAAGATTGTTGGTGAACCACCTGCAACATAAGCAGATTGGATAACTGTGTTCAAGATAGTTTGTGTGAAAGCACGGTCTGTACCAGTTACACGAGCAGTAGTACCAGATGCACCAGCAGTACCAGAAGTACCACCAGAGTAGTTGGTATTTAACCATGCTTGTAGACCACCCAAAGTACGAGCAGTTGTAGCATCACCAGCAGCAGCAACTTGGTTGCTTAACAAGATAGCTTCCATGTCACGTTTGATTTCGGCAGAAGCCTTAGCCAATTGGTATGCTTTCTCAGATTTACGACCAGCTTTGTTAACTGTTTCCAAAGTACCAGAAACTTTAACAGTTTTAGCAGAGATTTGAGTACGGTTACCAATACGAGTAGTAGGTGACAATGTTGCATCAGATGCAGCAGCACCCTCAACTACAGCGTTAGAAGTGTTAACAGCAGCCAAGCTGTCTTTTTGCCACTCGTGGTATACGGCAGTAGCAGAAGTCTTACCAACAGATGTCATGAATGGAGTATCTGTAGGAGAGATGTTGTAGATTACATTAGCCAAGTCTTCACGTTGACCAATGGCGGTATAGGTTTGATATGTTGCCATGATAATTCCTTAAATAAAGTTTTCAAAAGCAGAAACCGCATCACGGATTTTGCCTGTTTTTTGTAATTGAGCCATAGCCTTCTTATGCTGGTCAGTATTTGTTGCTGTATTACTGTTACCAGACTTAATAGTCTTAGGCGGTTCACTAACCCTCTTGTTTAGTTGAGGCTTAGATTGTTGTAATTTATCGTACTGCATTGCCTTATACAATGCCATAACGTGCCGAGCATCACGTACTGCTGATAACTCTTGGTCTGAGAATCCTAAGTTCTTTGCGAACGAACGCAAATCTGACCTTAGTGCCTCACCTTTTACTGGATCGCTGTATTCCGGTAGTGATTCAGACAATACAGCAGCTTGTTGAGATAGGTATTGTTGCATTCCTTGCTGTTGCTCGGCTTGTTGCATCTCTGCAATGCGTTGTCTTTCAGCTTGTATTGCGTATAACTTCTCTTTATTCTGCGACATCTCTGCCACTCGTACAGCGTAACCAATAGGGTCGGACTCTTTTAAGTAGTCCAAGTCTTCCTGTGGCTGTTGAGCATTCAGTAACTGCTCCATTGCCTGCAACCGTTCTGCA